ATAAATATAATTAATTTTTTTTATTTTTTTTTTTTTATTAAAAAAAAAATAAAATCAATGAATTAGGGCTAAAAAACAAGTAAAAAAAAAGTAAAAAACTTGATTACTTTTACCAAAAATCAATTACTTACACCGCAAAACAAGTATGATCGTAATTACTTTTTTTTTGTAGACAAAATTATCTTTTTTAATTATTATATTAGTATATGGGTGGCGCAAAAAAATCTATTAAAAAGCAATTTAAAAATAGTAGGGAAAAAAGTAATGCGAACCTTCGACCAAAGCCTTGGAAGCCTGGACAGTCCGGAAACCCTAAAGGGCGACCAAAAAAAGGCGAGGCAATCGCACCGATATTAAGAGAACTTCTTGATGCTGATACTGTTACATTGACAATTAAGAAAGGTAGAAAAAAAAAAGATTTGACAATAAGGTGTGATTTGCCATTGAAATACGCTATATGTATTGCACAAATAGATAAGGCATTGTTGGGTGATACGAAAGCGTTCAAGGAAATAGTTGACAGAGTGGATGGAAAGGCAAAACAATTCATGGCGCTGGATACCGAGACACCATTACAAACATTTATCATAGGTGATAAAGAAATTGTCTTCTAAAATGAAAACTGAGAATTTATTCACAGCATTTAGTGAACAGAAAAAATTTGCCGATGCTGTGTTTAGCGGTGTATATAAATGGTTATTATTAGCGGGTGATATACGTTCCGGGAAAACAATAATTTGTTTGGCTATATTAGTAATGTTATGCAAAATATATTCAGGTTCACGCTGGTGTGTCATTCGTAAAGACCTGCCTGTAATAAAAAGAAACACACTCCCTACGTTTTTTAAATACTGTTGCCCACAAAATTTTTTACTGAACTATAATAAAGCTGAGTTATTAATTAAATTCAAAAACCAATCTGAAATATTCTTTTTGTCAGAAAACGCACAGGACGATCCGGAAGGTTTGAAATTTCTTGGCCTTGAAGTAAATGGATGTCTTTTTGAACAGCTTGAAGAGTGCCAAGAGAAAACGTTCGAAATTATGAAATCCAGAACCGGGCAATGGAAAATAGACCCAATGCCACCACAGCTTATTGTTGCAAACTGTAATCCTGCTGACAATTGGGTAAAAACAACCTGGTTTGATAATTGGTCGGCCGGTAAATTGGAACCGCCTTATTATTTTCAGGAAGCGGACATCCGTAAAAATCCATATATTGACGAAGATTATATCAAAACACTAATGGAAGATTGGCCGGATGCATTACGAAAGAGGTTTTTGGAACGCCGCTGGGAATCTATGGATAACGAATGGCAATTGGTTTCGTGGAATTGGATATACAACTGCCAGAAAAGGCTGCCGGGAAAAAAATCGAAAACAAAATACCTTGGGGTCGATGTCGGCCGTCAAGGAAGCGATCCGTCAGTATGGGTGATGGCTATTGATGACAACATAGAAAAAATAAATACTATACCCAAAACTGATATTGATGAGGTTTATGACATAACGAAAAATATGATTGTGAGAGAAGGGATAAGCCCACAGAATGTATGCATTGATTGTGTAGGTCTTGGTGCCGGTGTTGGTGATTTTCTTTACAATAAAGACAAAATGCGGGTAATACGATTTTTTGGAGGCGAGGGGTGTGAAGAATATCTCGAAAACACATCGTTTAAATTCAAAAATCTCCGCTCGTGGAGTAACTGGGTAGCAGCCAATGAATTAAAAAATAATAATATTGGCAATTTTGTTGACAGTAAATTAGTTTCAGAAGCTGGGGCTATGAAGTATGCTATAAACAACGACAAAGAAATTGTTATTATGTCAAAAGAAGATTTTAAGAAAAAAATGAAACGTTCCTCTGATTATTGGGACGCATTTACATATATGGTATGGGCGAAGCGAAACCGTGAGTTGGTGCCCAAGCCTGGGTTGGTAGCGATATAAAACAGTTGCCCGATGATGGAATTACAGAAAGGAATTAGCCTTGGGTAAAGTCATAAAAGAAACAGAAAAAAAAATTACTATATTAGATAGATTATTTAAGGCTATGGGTTATGCCAAAACGGTAAAGGCCGATACGCAGAAAAAAAACAATGTGTCGGCAGAACAGATTACAGGTGCGCCTATATTTAATTATTCGAACGGGATAAGCCAGCAGGTAGATTATTCAACGCTGGTTAATAATTATAAATATTGGGTGTATACGTGTATTGACAAATTGTCAACGTACATATCATCATTACCGCTGGAGTTATATGTTTACAAAATGGGCGATACAAAACTAAAAGGGTTGACAATAAAGAATGACCTGCGACAATTAAAAAACAGGAGGGAGAGGGAATTATATTTAAAAGAGAAAAATATCGAAAAAATCAAAATATCAAATCATCCATTTCTTGACCTGATAAACAATCCTAATATGATGATGACGCGGTTCACATTGTGGAAGAATATAGTTATCAGGTTGGAGTTGGCTGGTTATTGCGGTGTTTACATGCCACCAAATGGTTTAGGGCTGCCTGGGGAATTGTGGCCACTGCCGCTAACCAGCACTGGTTCAATACGTGTTATTCCAGACAGACAAAATGTTATATCCGGGTTTTTGTATGTTGATGGGCAATCAAGGCAGAGATTAGAGCTTGACGAAGTAAACTACATATATTATCCTAATCCACGCGATCCATTCAAAGGCCAATCTGCTCTAATGGCACAAGATTATCCATACGATATTGACCTTTACCTAATGCAACAACAATATAATTTTTTACGCAACAAAGCAACAGTAGGTAACGTTTTCACAACCGAATCGCGGTTAATGGCCGACGAAGTCGATGAAATCAAAAAACAAATAAATGAACAGTACGCCGGTGCTGTTAATTCCGGCAAGCCGATAATTGTTCATAGTGGATTAAAGCTTGACAACCGTGGATTGTCTCAGACAACGAAAGATATGATGTTGGCCGAGACTGAAAAATACGCTCGCGAAAAACTATTCGCTGCCTATGGAGTAAGTGCTGGGAAGATGGGGATGGTGGATGACGTTAACCGCGCCAACCTGGAAGGGCTGGAAAAAGCATATGTCAAGGACAATGTCATACCTAAAACCATGTTAATAGAAGAGTTCTTCGAAAAAAATACCCTCCCGAAATATTCTGAATATCTGACAATGGATTTCAAGACTCCCGATTTTAGCGAGCGGGAACTTGACTTAAAAGAGCGCGAAACTAATTTGAAATATGGCTATAAAACCATTAACGAGTGTAGAACTGAGGAAGGGCTTGAACCTGTGCCGTGGGGTGATGAGCCGTGGTTTGCATTTAATTTAGTACAGCCTAGTGCCGCCGGTACGGCAGGGGAAGGTGAAAAATCACATAAAACGAAGTATTTCCCGGTGAAAATGAAATTGTTATCACAGGGTTTCTGGACTGAAGAGCGGAAACAGTTATATAACGAGCGATTTAAGCAGCACACTGAAAACATGGAAAAGCCATTCGTCACTGTTATGGATAAGCATTTTGACAGGCAAAAAAAAGAAACTATTGACCGGCTTTACAAAGAAGGAAATAAAATACTTGGTCATGTTAATGGTTGGAGCCATAAAAAGGTGCGCATGTGGGTTAAAACAAACAAGAATAAAATAGATAAAATTAATATTGACGTTGATGATGAGGCCGAAATATTAGCCGCTGATTCAATCCCGGTATACAAGAGTGTGCTAAAAGAGGCAGGGGAATCTATACTGGCCGAGCTTGGCGTTACTGCCGAATTTATAGTAAGCGATCCGGAGGTAGAAAAATGGTTATCCAGGAGAGTAAAAAAGTTTACAAAAGGAGTAGAAGAAACCACATATAAAAAATTAAATGCAATTTTGCGGGATGGGTTCAACGAAGGAATGCCATTATCCAAGATAGCCGATAATATTACTGAGGCATTTAGTGGGTTTAAAACATATAGGTCACAGACGATAGCAAGAACAGAAACATTGGGTGCAAATAATTTCGCCGAGCTTGAGGCAATAAAGCAGGAAAAGCTTGACGGCACCCTTGAAAAATTTTGGATTGCAGAAGTTGACGCAAGGGATACACACGCGCGTGCGGCAGATGTTTACAATGAATCATCGCCGATACCTATCAATGAAAATTTTATAGTCGGTGCGGATGAAATGCCAGCGCCGGGAAATGGTACTAAAGCAGAAGAAAACATAAATTGTCGTTGTAACTTGGGATACGTGGAACGAAAAAAATAATAAATTTACAATATACAAAGGAGTAGTTATGTCACAACCTGTTTATAAAATTTTCAAATCTGACATAAAGTCGTATAATGACGATGATTTGATAATTGAACATTTTATCTCGACTGAATCGGAAGACCGCGCGGGTGACATCATGGATGCTGATGGTATGGTGCTTGACGGATGGCCGACAGTATTGAAACAGCATGGTAATGATATCGAAGGCAGCGAACCAATAGCAAAGCCATTGTCAATAACTGTGGGTACCAATGCTGAAGGGACAAAAGGGATAATTGTAAAAACACAGTACTACGATGGTAGCCACTTAATTCCACCAGACAATACTGGCAGGCGGTTATACGAAAAGGCAAAAAATAATTTCATGCCTTATTGGTCAATCGGTTTTTTGGGGCTTAAGATGGCACCGAAGGCCGGTCGCGGAATCCATTACAAAAAATGGTTATTGGTAGAATATTCTCAGGTTGGCGTTCCTGAAAACGTTGAGGCCGCTACGATAAAATCATACGACAATGAACGTTTGGAAAAAGAAGCCAATAATATTATTACATACGCCATTTGTAAATCCGTAATACCATACAAAAAATACAGCTTGGCCGATGAAGATACTCCTTGGGATGGTGCTGCGGAAGTAAAAAAGGCCGATGTTGCTGACCTGAAAAAAATGTGTGCCTGGTATAAAGGTGACGGCGAAAACAAGGGTGATTACAAACTCCCTCACCACAAGGCGGATGACTATACCACCGTATGGAACGGTGTTAAAGCGGCAATGGGTGCTTTGCTCGGTGCACGGGGCGGGGTTGATATTCCCGACTCGGATCGAAAGGGAGTATACAAACACCTGGCAAAACATTATAAGGATTTTGACAAGGAACCTCCTGAGTTTAAATCTATTGACAAAATAAGAACGAAGGCTAACCCTGATAATGGTGGTACGTGGAAATATTGTGTGTGTGATGAATGCGGCTATATCACAGACCACAAGGCTGGTGAACCGTGTGGGAAATGCCCTGATTGTGGTGAACAGATGCACGGTACCAATGACAAGAAAAAGAAATCAACACCGGTTGGTGTGCACAAAGATAGAGAAAAAGAAAACTGGTACTATGTCGTTGACGAAGATGGAAATCAAGTACACGTAAAAAGTGAAGATGGTCTCGTCGTGGTTAGTTCTGATGAAATAAACACCAAACAGGCTGAATTGATTAAAAAATATTTTAAACCTGTTGAAACCGGCTTGAAATCAATAGCCGAGCGTGTTAAGGTAGATATTCCTTGGAATGCAATGACTACATTGTTTTTTGCCATGATGGATGAACTGTGGTCATCGGACGGTAGCGAACGAACTGTCAAGGCGATCCTGAAAGAGTTTACAGAATTGATTTTCCCGCACATGTTAGCGTTTGCTAGAGCGATGAATGATGATGCAGAATTGAAAACTGTTATCGGTAAAGTAATAAAAAAATCATTAGAAATGAAAATGTACGATCCAGAAGATGATACCAATGCTGACCCGGCACCATTCGGTATCAAGGATGGTAATAAAAATAAACCCCCGGAATCGGACGAAGCCCTGATTAATGCTTTGCTGGAGCTTAAACAGGAAAGCGACCGTAATGATGCAGGCCAGGAGAATTTCATTGATTCAAAGACGCTTGAGGACTTAACGCCGATAGTTGAATCGGCCGTTAAAGATTCTTTGGGTGCAAAAATTAACGAAATGCTTGGCAGAATATAAAAAATATTTAACACTTTACAAAAAGGAGTTGTTATGCAAAAATTTTCAACATGGTTTGTCAAACAGTTGTACACATGCCTTATGTTCTGGGTTAGTCCAAGCGGGAGTGCTGGAGGTAGTGCGTCGGCGGCTGCTGACGACAACAAAAAATTGACTATGGAGGCCGTTAAGGAGATTATAAAAAAAGCGGTTGAGGATGCTACTGCAAATGAAATCGCAGAGCTTAAAGAGCAGATTAATACGGTTAATCGCAAGGCTGTATTTCCCTATGCAGAAAAAGGCTTCGGTGATGGTGAGGTTGCCGATTTGAATCAGGAGTCTGTGCTTGACACAACTTATTTTTCTAAAAATTATAATGGATTGAAAACCGACCGTTTTTCAAAGTTCAAAAGTCTGTCTGCACCCTGGCTGCCTGAAGGAATGGCACTTGGCCATGAATTGAAAAACAGTGGAGGCCCCTGGAAAAGACTGTCCCCAGAAATGGAAACATTTGCAAAAGCTATCAAGTGCCGTGGCGATATGGACAAGATGAAATCGCTTGGTATTGACTTGCCGGAACATAACGAAAAAGTAAAGGCAAAAATCAAGCAGGCCGGGATGAGCGAGGGGGTACTTGCCGATGGTGGCGTTTATGTACCAATTGAATTTTGGCAGGGTACAATTGAGTTCGCCACCCAGCAATCGCCTATCGTAAGTCAAGTGTGGCGTCTCCAGATGAACAGCAATCTGATGTATCTGCCGCGTCTCGTACAGGCGGCAGGGAGTTATTTCGGAGGTATACAGTTTTACACTCCGGATGAGGGCGGGCTTAAAGAGGAAACAAAACCTCAATTCGAGCGGCTGCAACTCGAAGCTGCGAAGCTGGTTGCTGTTGTCTATCTTACCGATGAGCTTATCGCAGATTCCAGTATTAATATTGTCAACTATGTTACCGGTCTATTCGTGCGTGGTTTTCAATACGAGCTGGAGCGTCGGATTATCGCTGGGACAGGTGCCGCGGGTACTCCGTGCCTTGGTATTATTAACGATAGTACGATTAACATCGTGGCAAGGCAGACTGCCGGACTGATAGGTTATCAGGATATAATCAATCTTGATAATGCGATTGATGAAAATTTCAGTAATCTCACATGGATAACCCGTAAAAGGTCGCAGAATACATTGATGGGTTTACGGGATGCGAACAATCGTCCCATATTTATGGCTGACTACGGTGTGTTTACCGGTGAACCATTACACCCGCCGACAATGATTACGTACCCGGTATATCGTACCAGGAACGTACCGGCAATGGGTACTCAGGGCGATCTTATTCTCGGTGACCTGTCGTGGTATTTGCTCGGTATCAGGCAGGACTTGAGAATTGACCAGAGCGAACATGTGAGATTTCTGTACGATGAACAGACAATACGTTTTGTGATGAGGTTTGACGGGCTCCCAGCCATCAGTATTGCTTTTGCGATACTTGGTGATGTTGAGAGTTAATCCTTCCTTGTTAAGTATGAGGAGCTGGAACCGGGCAAAATGTCCGGTTCCTAATTAAAAAAAAAGAGGCGGGAATGGAACGGCTTGTTAAATGTGAGGTTTTAGACGCGATATGGAAGCGTCGTACACCCGGAGGAATAGTTCATCTGTATCTGTCCAAGGCGAGACGATTGGAAGGTCAAGATAAAGTCAGGATAATAGATCCTGTTGCCGATGTAATTGAAAAAACAGTTAAGAAATATAAGACTAAGGTTATTACTCCTGACTGTGCCAATTGTTATTTGTCAACAAAGACATTTACGGGTAAAAAAAAATATAAAATTGCATGGGTACAGGATTATTCCAAGCTGGGCGGCGCTGAACTGAGCAACATGTATTTGGTTGATATCGGTGAAAGGCTGGGTTATGATATAGTTGGTATAACACCGAATAATACAAACACTACCATTCTTGAATCTGCTGATTTAATAGTGATAAATAATATTTTCGAATTTACCCCTGAAAGAATGGGGGCAATATTAAGATGTATCTACGAAAAAAGAATACCATATGTAAAATACGACCATGACCACCGTGAAATGAGGCGCAAACAATTTGCAAGACAACTGTTCACGATGTCAAGATTAAATATATTTATATCTCCTATGCATTTAGACAAAATGGTTAGCGTAGTTGGAGAACAAATAAGAAATCATTCGTTATGTTTACCATTGGCAATAGACACAAAATTATTTAAAATAAATAAAAATTATAAGCGTATAAAAAACAGTGTATTGATTCCTACGTATAAAAAATGTGGTGCAAATGTCAATAAATACATCGAAAAAAATGCCGACAAAAGTTATACCTTCCTTGGTAATTGTACATTCGAAAATAACTATAAAGTAAAGGCTGAGATTGTTGAGAAGGTAGAGCTTGGTAAGATGGTTGAATTATATAACACCCACGAATACATGTTACACGTACCAATGTCATTCTGGGCGGGGGAGCGTGTTTATTTTGAGGCAATGCTTTGTGGTTGTAAATGTGTGACAAACGAGAATGTAGGTCATGTAAGTTGGAATTTTAATAAACGGAATCTAAGAGGCGTATTAGACAAAGCACCATATCGTTTCTGGGATAAAATATCAGAAGTTTTAAAGGGGGTATGATGGCGTACGATGAAAAATTGTGCGATGAGCGTCATTTGAGAATTGACACAAAACTTGAAGAACAAGGCAAAAAACTTGACCAAATAATAATATTATTGATAACTACGTTAATATCAATAATTGTTACATTGATAAATCTGAATGTTGTTAATCAATAGTGAAGGCGTGAATGACGGTAAAAATAATGAAATGCGTTCCTATAACTCCGGAGATGAAAAAATACTACGGAGAGGAAATTAACTTGGCCGAACACAAGGCAAATCGGCTATCCAAGGCTAACAAGATACGGATCCTTGGTGAATGTAGTTCTATTAACGAGAACAAAACATCGAAATATGTAGAAAAGCCGCGCAGGCGCAGAATAAATAATAAGGCAATTTCTTTGTCGCCTGGGATGCATATTCCAACGGTTATACCATATGCTCCTGAAAAAAAAATAGGATACGCATATAATAACATGATGGAAGTGATTGACGATTGGGTATTATTTGTGGATCATGATGTGTGGCTTGCCACAAATCCTTTGTGGCATGAAATTAGTGTTAATGCAATAAAAACACTTGGTCATGAAGCCGGATGGATAACATGTTATACCAATCGTATCGGATGTAAATTTCAACGGGCACCGAATATTGATACCAAAAATAATGATATTCTTTATCATCGACAATATGCACTTAATCTTTACAAAAAGAATAAGGGGAAAATTAAAAATCTCACCAAAGCTCCAGGTGGGAGATTTTCAGGAATGTTTATACTTACCCATAAGCAAGCATGGCTTGACGCCGGAGGCTTTGCGGAGAACATGGGTTTTTTTGGTGTAGATTGTAATTATTTTACAAAAATAAAACGGGCCGGATATGGTGTTTATCTGATGCAAGATTTATACGTATATCACGGTTATTTTAGAGAAGTGTTAAAACCATATTTTACGTAGGAGGAGTTATGGCGCTTGGAGGTATTAAGCCTGTTGATGTCACCTGTAAAGAAGATATAAAAATCTTACTTGTGGCACATGGGGTTATATGCGGTAACAAAATGCTTGATTTACAAGAGGCTAAAGTAATTATCCCGAAGAATACCAAACTGACGGTAGTTGACTTTAATAAAGTAAATGCAAATATCGTCACTGTTTCATGTGAGGTAGGCGGGCATGATGTAATATTCGAATTGCCCAGGGAATACTTAGCCGGCGATCTTAAAAGGTTTGATAAGGCCTTTAAAGAATTTCAAGTGAAATTCGCAAAAAAGTGTGCCGAAATGGATAGAAAGGTGCGCGAAAGAAAACGGGAAAAAAATCGGAAGGTGATTTAATTGACTAGTACGATAGTATATTTCAAGCATGGCCTTGGTAATCTGATAATGTTAACTCCGGTTATCAAGGCGCTTTCCACGATGGACAAATCTGGAAAAGTTGATATATGCCTAAGCTCTGAGTGGAAGGACCCTCGTCGTCCTGCGTTTGATGAATTTTTTGAATTGTGGGACGTAGTAGAGGACGTGGTAAATTATCCAAAGGAAAAGTTTACAAAAGAATATACAACTTGGTTTTATACAGGCCATTCGGAGCACTCTGAGGCGTTTGACTACTTCCGAAAAAAAAATCCAATGTTGTCAGAGTGCCCGGATTGGAAAAGTCGCTTGAAGCATGAATCTTTCTGGTATATGGATGTATTAGATTCATATGGTTACAACGGCCCTATGTATCACCAGGTAGTGCCTGTTAAACCGATAGAATTTAATCGAAAGCCAAATAAAATTTATATTGGTATTTGTAATGGCACATACAGTAATAGAATGAAAAACTCTAAACAATGGCACTATTTCCAGGAGTTAGTTGACGTTATAAAAATGAAATATAATAATGCTGTTATAGTTAAAATCGGTTATGGTGACGAATTGTCCCGGGTAAAAGCAGATATAGATTACGTTAATAAATTATCATTTTGTGAATCTGCCGGAGTTATATCAGCGCTTGACTTGTTTATAACTACCGATACCGCTAATATGCATGTTGCGGATGCGCTATTCGTGAAAACCATTGCCCTGTTTGGTGCTACGTTCGTTAGCAAGAACGGCCCAATAAACAAAACAACAAGGATCGTTACGGCTGGATTAAATTGCCAACCGTGTCAAAGAACACCAAAATTTTATAACTGTGAACATTATAATTGTATGACTAAATTGACTGTCGGTGATGTGATGCATGAAGTTGATAGGTTCCTAAAGTGAAAATATTAAATTTTACAGAATTTTGTTCAGAAGTAAAGAAAGCATTTCGTAAGATGGAACCGTGGTCACATATCAGATTCGGTGACGGTGAAGGGATAGTAATGGGTTATCCTGAATATACATCAGAGGGAAAGTGCAAAAAGAGATGGCATAAATGGCTCGGACATTCTAACTTGGACATAGGTAACTTTGCACTTGAAATCAGGGCCGCGGCAGAGATGGCCGATATAATTGGTACACCATGTGATAGACACCAAAAAATAAATCAGGATTGGAGAAATGTTTTAAAATATATGAAACAGTACCATTTGTTAAATGAAGAATCGGTCACGTGCTGTATGGACTGGACTGTAAAAATGCATTTGAAAAATTGTTATCACGACATATTAGACAATAGGGAGGATGTTACATATATAAGTTGCCGTGACGTTAGGGAAATATTGAAAAATACATTCAACATTAAAAAAGTTACTGCGATACATCTCCCTCCACAGCACTATCCATGCAAAGGGGATGTGTTACGTAATGAACCACACTATCCAGATATTTACAATGAGATAATGGATTATCTATCGGATGACCTGTCAGGTAAAATATTTTTGATAGGTGCAGGCGGCCTTGGAAAAATATATTGCAATTGGGTAAAACAACACAATGGCGTTGCACTTGACATCGGTTCACTATTTGATGGATGGGCTGGTTTAGTAACCAGGTCGTACTTAAAAGGCATAAAAAAAATTAAATTATGAAATTATTAAACCATAAACAGATAACTGAATTATTGTGTAAAGCAAGAGATAATAAATATCCATACTCACTTAATCGTTTGGGTGATGGTGAATTCATGATATTAAAATATCCTACCTATGCGGAAAAAAAACAATGCAAAGAAAGAATTGACAGATGGTTTGATGTTGACAAATTGGATGATTTACAAATAAATGCAATAAGAAATAACATATTAGTGGCATATAAAAATACGAATATTTTAGGGGTTCCTGATAATATAGAAATTAAAAAATATCCTAAGTGGAAAAATTTTGTATCAATATGCAATAAATTGGGGCTGTTGAACAAAAATCAAAATCTATTCTATTTCTATGATATAAAACATTTGAATTACAAAAAAATATTAAATGGTCAAAAGGTTATTTATTGCATTACATGTAGGAATATAGGAGACAAATTAAAATCGGCATTCAACGTAGGAGGTGTAAAATCGTTTTTAATAGCTCCGGAAAAATATGCTTTTTTAAAATCATTGAGATCACAATATAGAAAATGGAAAGGCAAAAAGCACTATCCGGATCTGTATAATGAAATATTAAAATGGTTATCTGACATAGATGTCGCAGGCAAAATATTTCTCATAGGCGCTGGTGGTCTTGGGAAAATATACTGTAATCATGTCAAGGACAGAGGCGGAATCGGAATAGATATAGGTTCATTGTTTGATGCCTGGGCAGGAATATATACAAGGCCATATTTGAAAGATGTGAGTAAATTATGAATGAGTGTAATAATATGAAAAAATGCTGTCATTGTGGAACCTATAAGCCGCTATCTGATTTTTATAAATCGGCGAAAACCAAAGATAAAAGATGGCATTGGTGCAAAAATTGCGAACGGTTAGCAAGAAATCAGAGTAAAGAGATGAAATACTGTTTGTCTTTTTCAGGCGGTAAAGATTCAACCGCATTGTTGATTTTACTTCTTGAAAAAAAGATGCCATTAGATAAAATTATCTATTTTGACTGTGAAGAATTTGAGTTTCCAGAAATACATGAACACATTGAGAAAGTAAAATCTGTTTTAGGAGTTGAAATAGAGAAGTGCTATGCTGTAAAACCATTTATGCAATATATATTAGAAATTGGATGGGCTTCGCCACGCTTGCGCTGGTGTACAAATGAGAAAATAAATTCTATTCGTCGTGCTCTTCGCTTTTATCGCCCATATACTCAATATATTGGATATGCTGCGGATGAAAAAATAAGAATAAATAGGGCACGAAATAAAAATAATGCAAGACATCGTGATAAGTTTTTAACTTATTCTTTCCCATTAGTAGATTGGTGTATAACTGAAAAAAAAGCACTTGAAATCTGCTACGCATATGGGTTTGATTTTGGAGGATTGTATAAACATTGGAGCAGGGTTTCATGTTGGTGTTGCCCATTGCAAAGTAAAAAGGATTTGACGAAATTGCGCAATATAAGGCCGGAACTATATAAAAAACTTGTAGAAATGGATAGTTATGCTCCAATTAATTATAAGTTTGGGTGGTGGAGAAGAGTGCCAATCTTATATAAAAAACATGGTCAGGTAAATTATGAAGTACAATAAAATAAACATATTTTTACCGACATATCACCGTGTAAGTAATGGGAAGCTCCCGCGTTTTCTGACATCATGTATTGTCAATGTGTCAAGGATGGATAATGTATGCATAACATTTTTGTTAAATAAGAATGATTACGAGACGATAGATTATTTAAATAATGTGCGCGTGCCATTAGAAAGCGAAATGTTGTTTACCAATATGTCAAAGCCGCACCTTGGGAAATTTTACAATTATATCTATAACAATACAAGATTTAAGGATGCCGGAACTTTGGTGTCTATGGTGGGCGATGATATGGAATGGAGAACAGCAGGATATGACAAAAAAATACTTAATGCGATTAACCGTGTTAATGGATATGGCTTGGTATACTGTAATGACGATTTTGTACAAGGTGACAAGCTCTGTGTTAATCTGTTTACAACAAGAAAATTCGTTGAGTTAACTGGTAAGCCGTTTATGTGTGAAATGTTCGCAGCATATTATATTGATACGGTCTGGATGGAGGTCGGGGAAAAAACAAATACATTAATATATTTGGACGATGTTATATTGAAACATCATCATTATACGGCAAATCCCAAAAGGGCTGACAAAACAAGTATTCGTCTAAAAAAAGAAATGGTTGGTTTTAAAAAAGGCCACTCATTAGTCAATAAATATGTAAACACTGTTATTAAAAATATTAATTCGAAAGGAGTGTTACATGCGTAACATAATTAGTTTTGCCTTATACGGCAACGATAAAATGTATACCGTTGGTGCGGTCAAAAATGCTGAATTGCAGAAAAAGATATACCCAGGCTGGAAGTGTAAATTTTTTGCAAATCAAGGTGTAGACAAAACTGTAATTAATGACCTGATAAAATTAGGTGCCGAGGTAAAAATAATAAAGGCACCGGTAGATTTTAAGTCAAAATTTGTTCGTATGGAGATTGCCGTTGAGCAAGTTGACCGGTTTATAATCCGTGATTGCGACTCACGATTAAATAGGAAAGAGGCAGATGCGGTCGCGGACTGGATTAAATCAGGTAAACCAGTACACATAATGCGTGACCATAAAAAACACACATCCCCGATGATGGGAGGTATGTGGGGTGCTGTTAAAGGATTTATACCGGATGAGGTTTTCCTAAAAGTTTATCGCGAGTGGATAACCGCACTTCGCGCAGAGAAATTTAAGGGTAAGGAATATTGTAAAAAAGACGGTAAAAGCGACCAAGGGTTTCTCGCACATAAAATATACCCTCTAGTAAAAGATAGGTGTTTAACTCACACGAGCCACAAAAAATTTTCAGATGATGATATTCCATTTCCTAGTTCATTGCGTTATGGTAGATTCATCGGTCAACAGGTGAGGGCCAACGGAACATATGTAAAAGTAAGATAAGGGGAAACGGTATGATATATAACTTTGGTCAAACTACATCAAGCCACGTGCCGGTATTGTTAGAGTATATTGACAAATACGCACCAAGGTCAGTTCTTGAATTTGGTGGCGGGGTATTTTCGACATCTATATTTTCCAGGCACATTGACAATATAACTACAATAGAGACACACCATGAATGGGCGGAATATTTACGTGGCAGGTTTAATCATAAGGTGATATTTTTGGAAAAAGATATGGTTATGCACCATGTTGAACATATCATAAGCAGATTTGACCTGGTATTTATTGATACAGTAAACAAATTGCGTAGGCCGTTAATTTTATCCGCTACGAAATTTACTGATACAATAATTTGCCATGATGCGCAATTGCCATTTTTAAGAAAGATCAGGGTTGTGGGTTTCAAACGTGTTGATTTCAAAAATCCTCCGTTTAAATATAAAAATGGTTTACGTCCATGGACTTCATTATTTACGAGGGATATGAAAGTGTATAATTATTTTGTAAATTACGAGGAATCAGAATTGTATAAAAAGCACAGGTTTCCATATGGCGTTGAAAAATAAAGTTTTTTGCATTGGGATGTTTAAAACCGGAACGAAGAGTTTCGGACAAGCAATGCGTGTGCTTGGTTATAAGGTGTTGGATCGCCCATGGTTTATACTCAAAGATAACTGGTACAACAATCCTAAAAAATGGCCGATATATTTTGACAAGATAAAAGAGCGGGCAAATATGTACGAGGCATTCAGTGATGCGCCCTGGATGTTTCTATTTAAACAGCTTGACGTTTGGTATCCTAATAGTAAATTCATATTGACGTTGCGAAAGGACGCTCTATCCTTGGCAAAAAGCGACCGCGGCCAGTGGCGTGGGAAGCCTAATACCCCGTCGCTTGAAAGGTTTATGGATAGGTATAATAAACATAATAAAATGGTGTCGGATTATTTTAAAAATCGTGATAACTTTATGACTATGTGTTTCGAACGTGGTGATGGGTGGGTAAAGCTGTGTAAATTTTTGGATATAAACAATATACCTCTAATACCATTTCCACATCTTAACAAAGGGAGATATAAAAGATGATTAAGCGGATAGGTAGTAAATATGGTGGGTGGTATATCGATCCAAACATCGTACCACAAAACAGTACGACAGATACAGAAAGGTCAAGACCAAGCTTCTGTTATATTATATCGGCTGGTTTGGGCAATGATATATCGTTTGACCTGGCTATGATTAAGTTGACAAATTGCTTTGTAGTTGGTATTGATCCAACAACATTGGCCGCAAAGACAGTTAGTAAAATAAAGGAACCAAAATTTGTTTATATAAAAAGGGGACTATTCCCAAATGACAATGGAATGACGATGTCTAATTTAATGACTAATGGTAATTCTATATATTCATGTGGGAGAATGACAACAAAATTCCATACAATAAGTATTCCAACGTTGATTAAGATGTATAAAAACATTTCCGTATTGAAGATGAATATTGAAGGGGCGGAATACCCTGTATTGATGCACTTGCCAGAGATAGATATAAAACAGGTATGTATACGTTTCCATCACCGCAAGAAAACCGTACCCTATAACCTGAAAAATACTGAGAAATGTATATTAAAATTAGTGCGAATGGGATATGAAGTGATGGAGACGAATGCCGGGAATAAAAACGTTGACTACGAGGTATTATTGTGCAAAAAGTAAACGTGATTATTGGACTGAATGAAAACCCTAATTATTTTAGTATATTGCCGGTTACTGTAGCCGCATACCGCAAATTTTTCCCAGAGGCGAGGGTTATAATAGGTTTGATTTCCGATAATGATTCATTCAGAATGAAACTCCTGAATATAGCTAAACCTGATTTTATTTATCGGTTCGATCCGATAAAGGGAATAGACACTGGGAACCAAGCGAAAATAATACGATATTTTTTAGCGTGTAACTATGGTAACAGTATATGTGTAATGAATGATGTTGATATAATACCTCTATGTCGTAAATATTTTGAAAAGCGATTAAGCCGCAGGGTGCGGGAAAACCTGCTCACAGTCGGTTCAGAGTGGTATGGCAACGGCAAGTTTCCCACTCCGTGGTGTACCGGTGAGGGGTATTTGTTTAGCCAGTTTGTGAATCCATTATATTTTGAATGGGAACAATTTATAACCTGGACTGGTAATGTGTCAAAAATTGACGGCAAGGAAAGTATATCGTTACCATTTGGCAAGTTTTCTGATGAATCATTGATACGTAGCATGTTAAACAGACGTCCAGTCCCGGTAATAAATTTGAAGAAATATCCAAAAAATAAAATACCGATTTATGCGGTGTCGCGGCACCATGCTGTAAATGTTAAGAGATTGCACGCTGGAAAATATATAGAAGGTCATCATCTTTTCCCGTTCAATAAATACGGACATCTATTAATGGAGATAGTAAAATATATTGGATGTGATTTTGATCCGGAGTGGTACAAATGAGTATGCGAGATGCGGCTGCTGTAAGAACAGTGTGCGAGGTATTACGGGAGATAAATGATTTACACCAGGAAAATACTGAGCATGATAAAATTGTAAGGGTTAAGTTGTGTGAAGCCGAAGATATGGCTAAAAGAATGTCAAAGAAATTGGTATCATACAACAAAAATGTTTACCGGGGGTGGTGGGAAAAGAATCCTAATTATGCGCGTGCCGTTAAGCAGAGGCTTGACAAAAAGTATTGTGTGGGGTAAATATGAACAAATTTAAATTTATTTTAGAACAAATAATGGATGTTTTTGATGAACTGATTTTTATTTTTATTATCTATCCTTTGGGATTATTTTTAACAGTGCTCGGTGCTATTTGGTTTTATAATTATAATCCCAAAACATGTGTTATGGCAGGTTTTATGGTTATGTGTTTTGTAGTTGTCGGTATTGTCATTTCCATTGTTTTAATTTTAATTGAAGGCATTAAAACTATTGTTTACAATTACAAAAAACGTTTTGGAAAATAGTAAATACATATGAAAATATTAATATTACAATCAGCCGGTGGACATACTGAAAATAAAGAATATAGAGAATGCCTATGTATGACTCGTGCGCTTAATCGTATTGATGGAGTCGAAGCAGTGACATGGGGGGTCGGGCATAAGAATTATAATATCCCATTTCGTAAAATGGAATCCTGGAGTGATGTAATATTTATTCTTGAAAATTATTCTCGTAAACCTTGGCTACCGGTTGATGCATTGTCGGCAAGTAAGAAATTGAAAATATTTTGGAGCATTGATTCGCATTGTGCATTAAATAGACATCAGGCGCTTGCAGTAAACGCGAAGGTGAATATCTTGCTTAATTCAACTTCAAGCTATCTGAAATATTTTAAACCGATAAAGTCAATCTGGTTTCCTAACTGTTATCCGGATGATTTAATAAAACCTTTACCAATTGCCAAAAGTATAGATGTTGGTTTTTGTGGTAGTAAACTTAATCGCGCGAAGTGGTTGCAGACACTTTCAAGGAACTTTAACTTCAAGCAAGATATTTTTGTGCTTGGCAATAAAATGGTTTCGGCAATTAATTCTTATAAAATACATTGGAACCGTAACTATAAAAACGACATCAATTACCGGACCTTTGAAACGATGGGATGTAGAACTTGCCTTGTGACAAACAAAACCGATAAGGTTAATGAATTGTTTGAGGACTATAAACATCTCGTTTATTATAATACAATAACTGATTGTATTTACAAAATAAGAAGTCTGTTGAGAAATGAAAAATTATTGAACAATATTGCTCTTAATGGATATAATGAAGTAAAAAGTAAACACACTTATTATCATCGCGCATTAAGGCTGGTAAATATAATCAAGGAGTATATATAATGGCAACGAATATTACACTGGATAAGTTGAAAAATAGTTTAAATTTGGGGAAAACTGATAACACTGAGGATACTGAGTTAACCAGTCTGATAACATACATCGTTAACGAGGCAGTTGAATATTTAGACAGGTCAACCATTACCGGGCAAAGTAACATGCCTGCGGCACTTGAGAGAAAATTATTAAAACAGATGTGTTACGAGTGGCGCAGGAGAAAAGACCCAGGGTTAAGCTCACAAGTGTTCCCGGACGGCTCTGTTAATAAATGGGAAATGAATGAGTGGCTGCCTGAAGTAAAGGCTGCACTCGACCGTAATTATAAAATAACTATATAGGATATATTATGATAGTAGTTACCTATCTTGATGGAAGCACTGAAATGGTTACATTGGAAGTGGCAAAGACATTGCGGGATAATAACAAAATAATTATACCGGATGATGACGGTAAGGCATTGACAATTGAGGATGTGTTTGGGGAAGGGTATGGCGATTAGAGGCAAAAAGGAAGTTATACAAAATTTAAAACGTGAAATTAAGCGCATTGAGGAAAGAGTCATACATGTTTTACGAACGCATAGTAGACTATTAGTAACTCATATTCGTGCCAATTATCTTACTGGAGGTACAACCAGAACGAGGCTTCGTAAACGTACTGGTAAGCTGTCAAGTTCATTGCAGCCATTACGGGTAAAAAAAATATCGACTGGTTATCGTGCTGGTGTAAAATTTGGGGCCAAGTATGCGTCTACACATGTAGGCAAAAAAGGAAAGGTGACTACGATACGTCCCAAAAGCGCAAAAATGTTGGCTATACCTCTTAGTGCTGCTAAGACTGGTAGGGGAGTACCACGCGGTAAGCCGAAGGATAAAAATGTTTTTGGTGATACATTTATCGCTAAATCTAAAAGAGGCAATTTGATTATTTTTGGTAAACAAAAGCGACAAAAGGGAAAAAATGTTGGCAAGACATTCGGTAATATCGTCCCATTATTCGTTCTTAAAAAGAAAGTAAAAGTGCGTGCACGGATACATCCGAAACCAATATTAAAATGGGTAAAGCCGAAGATAAAAAAAAGTTTGAAAGGAATCGTATAATATGGCAAGTGTACCAATTATAACACATATTATTAATGGCTTTGACATCCTGATAAGCAGTATTCCAGAAATTAATCAGGTAATGATATCGCCGATGCAGCCAGTAGACCGCGAAACGGCAGTATTCCCGTTTACCGCTATTTACGAGGAACCGCGCGGTTGGGAGTCTCGTAATAGATTAGAGCATAACACTTCGGCGATCATATTGGAAACATATTTTGTCGTTACCGGTTCGAAAGAAAATTTATATCTCCAGGCAAAATATTTTGAGGCATTAATCCACAAAGCGATAATGACTGAAATATTAACAGGAACTATAATAAAACCGTATATTGAAAATTTGCGCAAAAATGTATCTGAATATAATTTTCCCGACAATGAGTTGGGAGCGGTAATACAAGAATATGAAATTGATTATTTATATACTTACGGTAATCCATTTACAAAAGAAAACTATTAATTAAATCTAACCATAGGAGGTTGTTTATGTCTAATTCTGCACCAAGTACCGATAATTATCTTGTTGGGAAAGGAAAACTCTATTTTGACCGGTTTGATGATGATGGGAATCTGACCGGTGAGCTTGACCTTGGGAATGATCCCAGCTTCGCCCTTACCCCTGAAAACGAGCTATTGGAACATTTTAGCTCGATGGAAGGTGTGAAGAAAAAGGACAAAACAGCGGTAATATCAACTGAGTTAAATGGCAAGTTCACTTTAGACGAAATTAACATTGATAATCTTGCACTTGCCTTATATTCAGATGATGTATCATATCTTACCCAGGATGACGGTAACCAAATTAATGCGCCGATAACCGCGCACTCTGGTAAATGGATAAAACTACCGCACCGTAAACTTGCCACAGGCACAGTCAGCGTTACTAATGTCGCAGGTACTACTCACTACGTAGAAAATACCGATTATCGGATAGACTACACAATCGGTCGTATATTTATCGTCGTGGGAGGTAGTATCGCAGATGGTCAGACACTGCACGTTGATTATACGTATCAAGCCCACTCTTATCCTGTTGTATATCCTGCTACTAATGCAGAGTGTGAAGGATTGCTCAGGTTCGTTGGTAATGCTACGTTTGGGTTTGATTTCGAAGTGGTAATGTGGCGTGTAAAGTTATCACTGAATGGGGACATCAATTTTATTTCCGACGAGTGGGCGCAGTTTGAAATCAATTTTGAAGTTCTCGATGATTCTGCAAATCACCCTACATCACCATATGGTATGGTAATTGATACCGAGGGTGATGTAGCACCTGAAAGTTAGAGATAATTAATTGACATATACGAAGGGGTAAAACATGTCAAAGAAAAAAGTAAAATTGGTAGAGGTAGAATATATTGACAAATATGAAGTAAGGCCGTGGACACTTGAAAAGCTTGAAAAGCTGTTACCGGTATTAAGCACTTTGGCAATTAAGTTTAAAGAGGCTGGAATAACATTAGAGTCTGCCGAAAAAAAATTTATGTCGGCTGCAACTTTGATTATTCCTCAACTGAAAACTATTATAGGTATTACCGTAGGTGTGCCGGAAGATGAAGTTTCGGGACTTGACCTTACGCTAACTGTGAGACTATCTCTTACAATTTTCAAACAAAATGTATTAACATTAAAAAACTTACTCGCCCCCGCATTGCAGATAATGAAGGAAATGACGGGGGCCTGATTGAAGGAGCGGAATTTTTAATATCACGTGGACACCGGTACCAAGATATCGTGTCCACGTATCCGCTACCATTATTAACTGAGTTTATAAAAATTGCATCACGTAACTATGTTAGAGAACAGGAAATTTTACAAAAGATAATAGCATCATCAACCAGGTTAAGCTATCATGCAAGCAACAAAGATTTCAAAAGATTTATGGATGATTACGAATTTAAGGAACGCATACGCACAAGCAAGGAACGGAGAAGTAAAGTATCAAACGATGGTAAAAAAGCAAAGTCATTTTTCCAAAGGTTAATTCGTCATGGCAATGGATCGTGAAATTGGTGATTTAGTTATATCTCTTCGTGGTGAAATATCCGAATTGAAAAAGGATTTCGGATTAGTTACCAACGAATTAAATAAATTTCAAAAACAGAATAAGAGCGTTTTTGCTTCGTTAAAGAAAAACTGGTTACTTTACGCTGGTGGAATTACAGCAGTTGTGTATTCGCTAAAAAAATTAACCCAGCCATTTATACAATTTCGGCAGAAAATGTTGGAGGTTAATACCCTTACCAATCTTAGCGAACGTAGTTTAAAAAAATTTGAAAATACTATTTTGGAATTAACTGCTAAAGTACCTCAGTCTGCCGATGAACTGGCGAATGCTCTATATGATATAGTGAGCGCCGGAGTTGGTGTTGCCGATGCCGCACGCGTATTAGAACAATCGTCCAAGGCGGCTATTGCCGGTGTCACCAATACGAAAACAGCTGCTAATGCAGGGTTATCTGTTATAAATGCATACGGCAAGAGCATGTCGGAGCTTGGAAATATTTATGATATATTATTCCAAACAGTAAAAGAAGGTGTAATTACATTCGAACAGCTTGCTGCCAGTGTAGGTACGGTATTACCTGTAGCTTCTGCGGCGGATGAAGATTTCAAAAATATCGCTGCGTCAATTGCTGTATTAACTAAGCAGGGTATTGATGCGCGCCAGGCAACTACGTTTTTGCGTTCTGGTATTCTTGCCCTTACCGCACCAACAGAGCAGGCAAAAGAGGCTATGCGTAAAATGGGTATTGAATGGAAAGGGTGGATACCTACTTTACGACAGATACAGAAGCTTGGTCTTGACCTTGAAGGGCTGAGGCAGATAATACCAGATGTTAGGGCTGGTCAGGCTATTATTGCATTGACAAATAATTTAGAGGATTTAGAAAGCGTGCTCAGCGAAATGGACGACGCGGCAGGATCAATGCAAACCGCTTATGGCATTATGATGCAGTCACCGGAAAATCAAATTAAATTGTTATCAAATTCAATAAATTATTTGGGTATTGCCCTAACAAGAGCATTCTCACCTGCAATGATTACATTGATTAGGGAATTAACAAACGCATTAAATGATAATGTTATTATATGGCAAAGGTTAAATTACGAACAACGACAGAATGCGGCTTACATTGATTATTTTGCAGAACAAATAAAAATATTTAAAATTCGTAGAGATGAACTTGAAAAAGAGCGAGACGTATTAAAATCAGAAGGTAAAGAAATTACAGCTATTAATGAAAAAATTGAAAGGTATAACAAAGCTATAATAAAAATGGCCAAAATGTCAACTGGCTATTATAAAGAATACAGTGACTCATTAAAAAGCATTAAACCGTCTGAAACACCAACTGCGACAGCACCTACGACACCAACTGCGACACCATTTGAAAAAATAGAGGAAGGATCAAAGGCTGCTGCAATTTCTTTAAAATTGTTTAATGAACAGGTTAAAACTGCTTTTCAAGAGTTGGATAATGCGTATAAAGACGGGGAATTAAGTGTTGAGCAATATTATAACGCGCGGCGACAGCTTGCAGAATCAGTATATAATACTGAGATAGACGCACTTAATAACCTGTATGCTAATACAGATGATGAAACAAAACAACGTGAAATACGTGAAGATATTCTCGTTCGTGAAGTACAGTACGAAAGAGAATTAATAAATCTTAAACGTGAAGAGGCAGAAGCTAACAGTGAACTTGCTTCTAGTCAAGAACAAGTAAATAAGTTATTATCCGATATTGAATACAGGGCAAAATATGAAAGTGCAAATGAATATCAGCAACAGGTGTTAGAACTTCAACGGCGTCAAGAAGATGAAAGACAGAATATTATAAAAAATTCATTGAATGTTGAGCGTGACTTACACCGTGCTGAAATAACCTGGCAAAAAGAACAGTCGAGATTACTAGTTGATTATGAGATGCGAATGCAACAACAGCGATTGGAAGTCGCAACACAAGCGGCGGGAAACATGAAAAATGTTTTCTCCGGATTATATTCTGCCAGCGGCGAACATGTTGAAGCATTTTTTTACTTGACACAGGCGGCGGCTGCGGCAGAGGCTGCGGTGAATGGTGCCCTGGCAATTACTAAGTCATATACAGTTGATCCATATGGGTTTCTGGCTGCTACAATTGCGGCGTCGGTGGGTGTACAAATAGGCAATATTTTAGCCCAAACAATAGCAGGCCCACCGAAAGGTATGGCACTCGGAGGAGAGGTTGAGGGGCCTTCTGGGATTGACAAAGTACCAGCGCGGCTTACTCGCGGAGAGTTTGTAGAACCTTTGAATGCAGTAAATTACTATGGCAAGGGGGTAATGGAGGCAATAAGGCGACGCGCGATTCCTAAAGAATTGTTTGCAGGTTACGGCAACCTTGCCCCCAGGTCACCCTCCTTTGGTCGATATGCAGAGGGCGGAGTAGCGAAATCCGGCACACCCGGTAAGGATGCTAATTTACAAATAACAAATATAGTTGACCCGAATATATTCGGTCAATATTTGTCACAAAAACCCGGTGAAGAAATGATATTAAATATAATAAGTAATAATGCTTACAAAATAAAAAGGAGACTGGGAATATGAACTATAGAGGACATGATATTAACACAGCAACAACACCTCGGCCTTGGGGAGCACGGGAAGAACAATGCTGGAAAGATACATTGGACTCCCTGTATGAAGACACTGTAACAGGCACAAAGGCCACAACACACGGCCACCATCATTCAAAATTATATAGTGAAACAACTAATAATTTAACTTTACAAATAAATCAGCATGGATTTATAGGAATAAATTGTCAACCGGGAAATTGGGATACTGATTTTAAATGCGTAATTGAAATGTTAGGGGCCAGTAATCAAACTAATCATGCAATATCATCTAATAGTGAACAGTTTTATATTTCAAGCGGAGTATATTATGATAATACAGATAACAGATGGGAATCAGAAAATGTAAATTCTTTTCACAGAATGATAAGGGGCATTGCAAGTGCTTGGGAAATAATGGGTAGAAGTTTTGGTGTTGCAGAAGGGGATCAGGTTGATTGGAGTTCAACTTCTGTCAATAGATTAATGATTGACGGGGGAGTAATCGGTACTGTCATTAATTATAATATGGGGAATTATAATACTATAATACGTGCAAGTGGGAAAGACAATGCTTTTTTTGTAAATGGTGCAAATGGATTTATTGGTATAGGAACAGATTCTCCTGATAATGAATTAGAAATAGTAAAAGATCAAAACACGCATACTCTTATCAGAGTAATTAATACAACTGATTCTGTCTCGGCAACCGCTGGAATTGATGCTGTTTCTTATGGTGATAATAGAATTGGTATCTTTGCCTGTCCACCAACATATATTCCTAATAGATTTCAAGACAAGGGGGTATTATTATCAGATCAGAATTCAGGACTGATAATCAATCAGGTAGGAAATGAGCCTATTGAATTTCATACAAATGACGCTAATAGAGTAACAATAACAGGAGATGGAAATATAGGGATAAACACGAGTGCACCGCTAAATAATATTGTCACGGCAGCAGGCGATTTATCCGGGCTGGGTTTGCATATAAAAAGTGATACCAATGAACGAGCGTATTTAATTATTGAAGGCGATTCGGTATGGTCAAATGGTTTGTCAACAGCAGCCGCACATATTATTATGGCAGACTATGACACAATATTGCCTGGCATGATGGAGATAAGACAATATTCAGACAAATTACAGATACGAACTCTAAATCTGGATACTACAGTAAATAAAACTAATATAAGCATAGATGGAGGTAATCAGTATATAACTCATCATCATGCTACTGAAGATGTGCAGTTTCAGGATGCTGATGAAGCAACATGGGTCCAAAGTAGCTGGCAAGGTTGGATAAAAATATTTGTCAATAGTAGTACTTATTATATACCATTTGGTCAACCACCAGGTTAATTAAGGAAAGGATAATATATGAAAGGCAAAGAAATTTTGGAAACATACGATGAGGTCGTCGAATCTTTCAGACATTACATGAATAGATGTAAGTCACATATTGAAAGCTTGAAAACATCTATTAAAAATCATCAGGCCAAATTAGAATATTATGAATCGTTATATGACAAACTCTTGAATATGTCTATAGAAAATTTTGCAAAAGAAAGACCTGATAAAACATGAACAAATATAGAAAAGCTGAATTATTATCTTGAGAAGAGTTCAGAGATAAATTTTTAAAATAAGGATTGATTATGGATGAAAACATGACAGAAGAAAAACTAATTAAGGTATTGAAAAACCCTAATGTGTCTAAAGCGCATAAAGAGAGAGCAAAACAATGGTTAATAGAAATTGACAAATACAAGAAGTCATATGATAAATATATCAATATGACACCACAGGAACTATATAAATTAAGAAGGGGGTAGTTGTGCGAGTTAACTTTAATGAAGAACTAAGAGATATTACCGGCAAGTGCATTGAAGAAAAAAAACAGGTATACATTTGTCCAGGGTGCGGTGCCAAAGTTGATTTAGATGGTGGCGTAATTACCGAAGGTACTGGACAAAATGTTAAACTGAAAAATATTTGCATTAATGCACTAATGGCAAATAGTCCTGATGAAAAAAACTTGTCTGCCGAAAAGAAATTTTATCGGGCTCAACTTGCCGAAAAAATTTACTTGGAGGGAAAAGGCGCCATTGATATCAGGACAGAAGATATCGTGATGTTAAAAAGCCAGATATCAAAATTATATCCTCCGCTATTGGTATATCGCGCATTTCAGATTCTTGACCCGGAAGTCACTGACGATGTTGACGAAAGGGCAAAATAATAATGGCAATTTACGGAAGCAATTTTGATTATGGTGATTCACACTACAAGGACGAGGGCGATGTCGCCCCGTCCATTGGTGAATTTTATTTCATGCCGGATTGGAATTATCCAGTTAAATTATCATATTCTTTTGAAACCCCAATATCAATTACACGCAGAAAATATGAGCAGAGAAAACCATTGAGAAGAATACCATTACGCGAAGAAACATTCACATACACAGGAAATAATAATTATGAGGACGTGTGGAATTATCTTGTTGAGCACCACGCAGAAAAAATGACAATTCCGATATTCACAGAACCTTGTTTACCTGTTGGTACCGGTTCGCTCGCGGGCTTAAATTCTATTGAGGTAAATAATATAGCCGGATATTACAATTTAAAAAATATGACAATATATGTTATTATCATAGACAAACTCGATTTAATCGGTGCTGAAATATTATTAATTGACAATGTGGAAAATGACAATACTATCAATTTAATAGACTGTATTACAGGTGAGTTTCCCAGAGAGCGTACTGTAATATACCCTATATTTGAAGCGTATTTAAAATCTCATAGACGAATAGATAATACAGATACAATGACAACTATTGAATTGACATTTAAAGAACAAAATACATTCGGGTACTGATATGGCTAATGACTGGCAGGATTTGACAAGGACAACAACTGTATTTACCAGGAAGCCTAATTGGGTTGAAAATCCTATTTCAACATTTGACACTAATAGTGAATTTATAAATTACCCCGGTACTCAAATGGATATATATAATTTAAGTAATTCCATTGGTTACGAAATAACATATAGATATAGTAACTTGACAAAAGATGATGAATATTATATTATAAATTTTTTTATTAACCAACAAGGAATGCTGAAAAGATTCTGGTTACCCTGGTGGAAAAATAGTTTTAGGCTTGCTCAAAATGTTTCTATAGATGATTCTGTTATTACGATACAACATTGCGGGTACAATAAAATAGACCAAGGGTATGAAAGAATTTTTATCTTACTGGAAACAGGTGATTATATATCACGTAAAGTAGTGGCCGTAGTAGAAAATTATAATTATGAAAACATTATATTGCAAACACCAATGAATAAAAATATTAATCAGGATGATATTTTGTTTTTTGGCAGATTATTATTAGTCAGATTTGCAGATGATGAATTGAATCTGGATTTTTCGAATAATAAAATAAGCGATTTGTCAATCAAATACAAAGAACTTCCGAATGAATATGAATTGGAGGAAGAATCATAATGAGCATTCAAGAAAAAGATTCGCGAGAACAAATGTGTGATTTTCTTGAAACGTATTATTTTCACAATTCATTAAATGATTATTACTATACTTCTTACAGCGAAGATGTTACAATAGATGGAAATACGTATCAAGCGGTACCAATACAGAGAAGTACATTCGACAAAAACCTTGAAGACGGCACTGTAAAAGTGAATATTACAGCACCTATTACGACAGCATTTTATCAATTTGTTGCTTCCTTTCCCGTATACCCTACAACAGTAAGAATAAGACGATATTATATGGACGATTACACTGAATTTGCATTAGTATTTAATGGCAAAATAAATGCTATTTCAATAAGTAAACATACTGCAACTGCCGAATGCTTATCTTCAATGAACGAATTGAATGCAAAAGTGCCGGGTGTATATATACAGTCATATTGCAATAATGTTTTGTATGGTGACGTTTGTCAAGCTCATAAAATAGCAGACCCATATGAAATTATTGTTGACCCAAATGACAACGCACATCTCACATTAGTTACATCGTCAATTCTACCAGACAATTTTTATACATTGGGAGAGTGTCAATATAATAGTGAACCTAGATTGATAACAAAACAAACGGGCAATGAAATTTATTTACATTTTCCATATAGAAATATTAATACCGGAGATACTGTTAATTTATTTGCGGGATGTGACAAAACGCCTGAAACGTGTCATAATGTTCATGGTAATATAGATAATTTCGTTGGAATGTATTTTGTTCCCAAACCGCCTAATCCTGTAAATTGGGGTGTTGTATGATGTCGATATTTTATGATAAGATGATATGGTACCGATTATTAACGGTATTATTAGATTGGTTAGGAACACCCTATGCTCATTTCAAAATGGACAAAAAGCGAGGGGCAGATTGTGCTCTATTCATTGCAGCATGTTTAAAAGAAATCGGAATTTTAAAAAATATAGCATATAAATATTACCCTAGATTTTGGCATAAATTTACAGAAACAGAAGTGATATTAAATCATATCACAGGTTCAATAAATGAAAATATAAAAAAAGGATATAGACTTGTAAATGTAAATAAAAATAATTTAACAAAAGGTGATATTATAATATTTTCTATACGTTCAAAAGTATCTAATCATGTGGCATTATATCTAGGAAATAATTTAATTACACATTCAATAAATGGCAGAGGGGTTTGTATAGTCCCCTTGTCAAATGAATATAAAAATAGAATAACAAATAATTTTAGAATTGTGAGGGTTTAAATGGGTGTCGATCCTTTGTCTATAATAGCATTAGTTCTTGTAGCTGCCGGTGCGGTTGTTGCCGCGGTATATGCGTCTAAAGCCCAAGATGCAATTGCCAGTCTGCCGGACGCAGAACAGCAGACAATAAGCGAAATGGAAGTGACAGAATTGTCAGAAGGTAAAGTTGTTCCTTTACTATATGGGTACAATTGTGTTGCTGGAAATATTATATCATGGTACGCCGACAAACAAAATAGCGGCGAAGGTGATTATTACAAAATATGTCTATGGCTGGTATTAGGCATGGGAAAGCTGGTTCCGGTTGCAAAATATACTGGGGAATTGTATAAATATAAATTGTTTGGTTGGGATTGGTGGGATATTATCGAGAAATTAAGCCATGTAGGTATTTATGATGAAGTACAGCATTGGATATTAGACGATGAAAGGCCAATAGAAAATCATTTGGATAATTATGGTCAGTCGCCACAAATTGAATTCTCAGATATGCACCCATTACATTATTATCAGTCTGGCGGCGACGGTGAAAATTATAAGCTGCCATTAACATCACCGACAGGTCACGATATTCTAAACATACCACCGATTAGAGATGTATATACATTGTTTGCTACTAAATTAAAGGGGATTGCTCATGTTTTTATGTATAATATAGATTTGGATGTTGGCAGAATAAATATACCGAATTATAAATTTAAAGTAAAAAAAATACTTGATACCGGATTGCCGTATGACAATATAAAAGTAAAGGAAGAAGGATACTGGTATGCGGCTTATATCGGGAACAATCCTGCGGGTATAATATATGATTTGTTGACTAATAAACAATATGGATTAGGATTGGATTCAAGCGCAATAAATAAATCCAATTTTATTATTGCTGCAAATTACTTTTACGAAAAGAAAATGGCATTAAATTTTGCGATTAATACACAAACAAGCGTAAGAGATATAATAAATAAAATCCAAGAATGGACTGATTGTTATTTAATTAAAAATATAGATGACAAATATGAAATTGCAATATTACAAGAATCTGATATTAATAATCCCAAGGCAACAATTTACGATAAAGATATAATTGAATTGACAATAAGAAGAAAATCATGGGATGAAACATACAACTCATTTACCGCCAATTATAAACCAACTTATCACGTAGACAGCGTAGGCTATGTTTTATATGATAACAACGAAACAAGAACAATGACCGCAAAAAATGAAGCGAATATATCATTTACAGGTGGAAAACGTGAAAAGGTAGTAGATTTAACTGGTTTTTCGTACCCTCCGGCTGTGGCCTACAGGCTGCACCAAATAATGAAAAAAGAAAGCTATCCGTTTGCAAATGGTTATTTGAAAACTAATTTGTCATTTATATATTTACAGGTAGGCGATGTAATTATAATTGACAGCGATGAATATAATGCAAGTATGCCATATAGGATTATAAACAAAAATGTAAATAAAATAGATGAAAATATTGTTGAATTTTCATTACTCCAGATGCGAGAAATATATGCAGATGATTCCTTTACAATAGATGATTATATTACAGGTTCGAGAAATAGAAATTCGCCAGAAATTACAACACCTCCATGTCTCGAAAACTTAACCTTTCCCGCATTTAGCGCAGTGTCGAATCCGTTATCATATAAATTTCAAGACGATAGTAAGTCAATTGTACATTGGGGAACTGGTCAATTAATGACTGGAAAATTGACTTATAATGTTGATTATACTGTAGATGAACACGACAAAATACATCTTAATGAAACCTTATATGCTGATGAAATTATGCATAATTCCAATGGGTTAATGAATATAGATGTTTACGAATTGGGATGTCCTTCTGTGGAGAGCTAATATGGGTAAACCTGGAATTGTATTAAATAGAAATTATTTTAACGCACTATCTGAATTGACCAATAGAACAATTATATTCCAAGCGAGTGATTGCGCAACCGACGGACGATTGTTAATAAAACGATGTGATTACGAAGGGCATGCCGGGACAGAACAGAAGATTTACGAACCTTGTAATGTATCAGTAAATTTTAGATTGTATTCTAATTTAATTGACACTGCACAAGACATCCACACATCCGCTACACCAACATTCGCGGGATTGAATTTAAACGGCGATCTTATAGGTGCTGGCGGTACTTCTATCACAATGGATACTATGACAATAGCATCCGGCAGCATTATAGATTCAACCGGAGCAATTACGTTTGGGGACGAAAATTTGTCAACAGCAGGCACATTAACGTTATCAGCATTAACAAGCGGCAGCGTTTTATTTGCCGGTGCCGGCGGGCTGGTTTCAGAGGATAATGCCAATCTCTTCTGGGACAACACAAACAAAAGACTCGAAATAGACGGCTCGTTTTATCAAAAATCAAGCGCCAAAAGTTATTTTGGCGGCAATGTAGGTATAATAACCACAAACCCGGATGCATTTTATTCCGCATTCCGTAACTTGGTCGTTGGCACAACCGGAACAGGCAATTCTCACGGTATGACTATTTGTAGCGGAACTTCAGCATACGGAACCATAAGTTTTGCGGATTCAACATCAGGTAGCGGGCAGTATGCAGGGTTGATATGGTACAATCACATTAAAAACCGACTGGAATTTTCTACAAATGGTGTAGGATGGACACCACTTGTAATTATAGACAAAGATGGAAATTTAATGATTAAGAATGACAACAAGAGCGTTCTATTTGGCCTTTTAAATGATATGAAAATTAATTATGACGGTACAGACGGGAATATTAACACAGCTTGTCGCGCAGCGTCAGATTTGAAAATTACGTGCGGAGCAAATAAAACCATTGAATTGCAAAATTCTGTTTATGAAGATTTACAATTCACAATTCACACCGGTAAAGTTCCGGCGTCAGACGCACCCACATGGGAGAATTTAACTGCAAATACAGGAGCCTACGCTTTCGGCGTTAATGATTACATAGATTGTGAGGCAAATGAAATTCCGCATTATTGGAAAGAGACTACAACAGGGCATTTACATGTGCATTTCAGTATTAAGAGCGCTCAGAATACAGGTGCAAACAGGTATGTCAAGTTTACAATATGGTTAGCAATGGCGGATACCGATGAAACGTTTACGGAAACATCATATACCACCGAATGCACAATACCTGACGGAACGGCAGCATTAACACATTTTTATTTTGACGTTGGAAGTGTTAATTTGTCAACCTATAAAATCGGCGCTATGGTAATTCCAAGAGTAAGGCGCATTGCCGCAACCGGGGGAACCGAATACGCTGATAGCGTATACATACACCAGATCGGTATCCATCTGGAAAAAAACACTATGGGATCGAGAACTGAAACGGTAAAATAATGGGGTACATATAAAGTACCCCATATTTTTTTTAAGTGGTAAATTTGCCGGGCTTGGGCTATCAGACACGGAGTCTATGCCTTATTCGTTTTGTAGCGACCCTTCGTATTTTTCGACTTCCGAAATAGGATATCTCACAGAGTTTTTTGATGATTTCCCGAATCTAACATATTTGGGGCCTTTTCCAGATAGTCGCCAGTTTCGCAGGGTATTCGGTGATATGCTCCATCTCTTAGCCAATTGTTTCGGTGTTATATATTTTTGTTCTTGACTCATGATATAGTACCTCCTTCAATCCAATATGCCAGACCTGAAAATTTTGACAGGTCGGGCATATCTGTTTTTTTGTCCATTGCAGATACAATAATCGCATTCAAGTCTGATTTAATTAGTATTTTAATCAAATCATTTCTTACGCTCGGTGTGAGTTCATCTGTATCGTCAATGATTACAAGCCGCGATTTTAGTTTGGTTGCCACCATTAGCTGTAATAATATCCGTGTACGGTATCGTTCAGATTTTGCGATTAACCGGCCGTATGGGACCCCCCCGGATAATATCTGACAATTATTATTAATTTCAACAGGTTTCCACCCTGCTTGATCGGTTATCATTTTCATTGAGTTGTTAATCGTTGCATATGCTTTTGTCAATTTTTTATTGCGTATACCATCCGGGGAAAGGATATTACACAGTTTTTGATTTCTGACTATGTTATTATGCACAGATTGAGCTTCTTTGTATAGTTTGTATGCGTCATATCTCTCCTGGGCTAGAGTCAATTTACTTTTTGCTTTTTCTATATCCGCATCATTAGCTCTTGTTTTGTTTTTTTCAATAGCAGACAATTTTTTCTTTGACTCTTCGCATACTTTTAAGGCGGCCTTTTCTTCCCCGAATGATTTTAACAGCCTGTTATTTTGCGCCTGCAACGATTCAATATTTTTTTTCAATTGTTCAATTTCCTCTTTGCCCTTTTGGGCTTTTTTGTATTTCTCCTCTGGTATCTTTTTCAATTCGCCATTTGTCAATGTTAATTTCTCATTGCAAGATGGACACACCAGATTGCGTATTTCCCTAGTGCCTTCCATCATACGGAGAGCAGCCTTTTTACTTGCTAATTCCTTGTCAACAACATTCTGTTGCTTTACAATATTATCATATTTTTTCTTGACATCGGCAGTATTATTACATATGGCAGTCAGCCTTTCGACCTCAAAGGCTGATATTGCAACATCTTTTGCGGCGGCTTCATACCATTCTTTCGCTTCATTTAATTCCTCAATTAATTTTTCTTCAGGGATTTTTTCAAGCTCCGGACTCCAAGCGGCTGGTTGGTATTGTTCACCAACACGTATACCCCATTTTTTTTGACCGGTAATATATTCCCATTTTGCTTTGAGCTTCACTCCCATTTCTTTCGCTTTTTTGTAGGCATTGTTCCATCCGTTCAGCGTTATTTCCTCCCATATTTTTACGAAATATTTTGAATTATCGCCTGAAGGAATGATGTTATTATCGGCCAGTTCTTTTTCCAATTCCGCCTTGGTTGGTAAGGCTTGCATCATGTCAACAACAAAATTGATACGATCATTGGTTTTGTAATCGACAAGGGAATCTATGCCTGATGATATAGTTGACAGCGCAGGGGGTGTTCCCACTGCCGAATATTCTGCTTTCGGGTAATCTATTCTGCCCTTATTTTCCCCGTCAATTACCTCGACATATCCAGATGGTGTGCCGGAATGAACCAGCATCGACATTTCTTTTTTTGTAACATCTGAAAATGGGTTTGGATTACATGCCAAAACAGATCGTATCGCATCTATCAATGATGTTTTGCCTGCCGCGTTTTTACCGGCAATCATTGTTATTTTTGACAGCTCTATATCCGCGGTTGAAATTGCACGGTAATTTCTAATTCTGAATTTCATGTCGTTTTCTCCTTTTTTTTTAAAATATGTCAAAATCATCATCAGTATCAGAATCTTCTTCCACCTCTGACTCTTGGACGAATATATTTGTCTGTTCATCATCTATCAATGAAGATTCGTTTACTTCTGGTATTGTATCATCGTTTTCTGCTGGCTGTTCCTCTATTGGTGTAGGTTCGTCGCTTACAATGTCTTTTGCATCTTCAGGCTTTTCCATTTCTTCACTAATTTTTCCTTCCTCTTCAATTGCCTGGTTGACACGTTCTGCTTCGTCTGGATCATAAACACCGCTCACACCGTATGCAACACGTATGCCTTGTATAATTGTCTTGTGGCGTAACATGCGCTTGGTATGTGTATCCCACGGGGACGGATAACTTTTATTCCCATTATAACATTCATCAAGATGTTCACGTATTACAATGGGGTATTTACGATCTTTCCGATATATAACTATTTCAAGCCAGGGGTAACACTTTTTCCCTTTTTGAAACGTTATCATATGGGGTACTTTGTCCCCGTTCTCAGTTGTTTCCTCTGGATAATTAAAAGTGAAACCGTCATGTTGATCGTGACTATTCATTATCTTTAGCCAGCCGTCAATCGTTACTACCGGCATGACAACACCCTTTTTGTTACGAAATGCCGTGATTTCACCGGTAAATGGATTCAGCTTATACTTTTCCGCTACTGACAAGAGAGAGGCCATTTCCGCATCATTTACAGCGTTTCCTTTGTCCATTTTAAAAGAGGTATTCCGCAAAATATTTGGTATATGAGCTTTGGGAATACTATACGTCATTTCCATTTTGTCAAAAATGGTTTGCAGTATATGCTCTTTTGATTCGATTGTGGCATTTTTTCTGTTCTCGGTTTTTTTTTGTGACATAATAAAGCTCCTTTATCGTTGGAAATATTTGCAAAAGTCCGTGCCATAAGCGCGGCAATATTTATCGCTACACAATGTTGATTGAGGGTTTGCCTTGAAACAGGCCGGATCCCCTTTAATTTTAAAATCTTCAACATCGCGTATTAACTGATTTATAACATACCAAGATTCTTTAAGACAGAAATCTACGTCATATTTAATAAATTTAGTGCCTGGATACGATTTGTCAAGTGACACCCGTGGTATATGTATGATAGCCAAATGCTCCGGCTTGGGATCGCCGTCGGATATTGCCAGATTACCATAACCACCTAGTTGTGTGTGATATGGCCGTATTCGTGCTCCAGTTTTAGTGTCGAATATGGTTTTGAATGTCGTGATGTCAATGTGTCCTCGCACTGTATAACCCTTGACCTTGCGTTCAACGTCTCGCTCTATGCATTTATCATCAGTCGCAGTCTCCGGAAATTTTAAGTGCGGTTCCACGTCGCGGCGGAAAATTTTTACAAAACGCACAATCTGTTTATATGCTGCATCGTGTGTTGGTGTTATTTTGTCGTATATAAGCGGTTCATCGGCTTCTTTTACCGATTTGTCATATTCTGCAATACCTGCATCTACATTGTCTTTTTCTTTATTCGTTTGACCAGTGACAATTTTATATGACAACAGGTTTCTAATTGCTGCATGTGTACCATTACCTACAGCCGTATATATCCCAACGCGCCTATCGTTTAGACTGTACCCTGCATCAATAATAATATTGTGGAACTGATTTACACACGCACGACGACAGCAGTCCTGCACGTTCGGCAACATAGATATTCTAATTGTTTCCATAGTATCTAACTCCGAGCATAGATTTGCAATTATACAGGTGCGGAAATTCTTCTTCTGCGCACACGTCGCAATATGTATGTGTGAAATTTTGGGATTGTACAACCATGCGCTTCCATGTATATCCGTCCGGTTGCAGAATCCTACCACAACGACAACATATACATGCCGAACCACATTCAGGGGTTTGACACACGCCGTAAATTGTTAACCCGCCACAAAATTTACAACGCGCGAATATATCAGACCTGCCCCATTCCCCGCGCGTTGTAATCAGAACATGATCGCCGGTACGCGCACGAACACGTGAGAAAATGTCTTTCGTTAACATACGCTCCCCGACCTCTCTGCGGTACGATTTGCGCCACGCTTCAAGCGTGCATTCGCGCCGCGCTTCTAAAAATGTATTGCCGATTTTTACTTTTGCCATGACTATTTCCATTCCTCCAAATAATATTCTGCTTCGATACCGTACGGCGTCGAAACGGTGACGATTCTTTTTTGTTTGTCAACTTTTATGAGCACCGGGACTTCTCCCCAACACTCGTTGTGTTTAATGACATTAATGTGGTCGTCCTCCAGCTCAGACCAAGGGAAACCATCGAGGTTGTGCAAGACGATTTCCCAGTCGATCGGTTCATCGCCCCACCAAATTTCCTCGTTGAGGGGCGTCCCCTCATCATCAGCGCCGCATGCCGTGAGGATACCCCACGACGACGCGTAACCATCATACCAATTGGGACGATTCCCGACATAATCAGCAAGACGAATTGTTTGTCGATTATCGGTTATTGATATGGTTGGTATTAATTGTCGGATATAATTTGCCATTTTTCTCCGTGTTGTATTATCAGCACAGGCGGCATGGGCGGCGCAGGAAGCGGCATAGGCGGCATGGGTAACATCGACGGCGGCGGCGCGGGCGGCATCGGCAGCGGCATCGGCAGCGGCGGCAGCAGCATCGGCAGCGGCATCGGCATCGGCAGCGGCATCGGCATCGGCATCGGCAGCGGCAGCGGCAGCGGTAGCGGCATCGGCGGCGGCGGCAGCAGCGCGTGCGTTGTCTACCGATGGATTTTCCAGCCATTTTTCAGCGGCTGCGATTGCCTCTTCCGGACATTTGTCCGCCGGGTATTTATTTTTATAATTTTCAATGCATAATTTCGCCGCGTAAGTGGCGATTTTTACGCATGTTTTTTTGTTCGGGTTATTGCGCTTGTACAGCCACAGCATCCAATCAGGCCGTTCACATTCATCCCATGCCTGTTGGAGGGTCCGGTCTCCAACCCACCTGAGCGCCTCTGCACATGCATCGCTTTTTTTGAGATATTTTTTTAATTCCACCATTTTTAACCTCCTCCGTTAATTGTTTTTTTGCTCCCTCGTTACCAATATCGTCTGTTCGGGTATTGATATGGTTGGTATTAATTGTCGGATGTAATTTGCTATTTTTGCCTGTGTTGTATTATAAGCACAGGCGGCATAGTAGGCGGAGCGGGCGGCGTAGGCGGCGGCGATGGCAGCGTCGGCGGCGGCGACATCAGCGGCATAGGCGTCGGCGGCAGCGGTGGCGGCGTAGGCGGCGGCGATGGCAGCGTCGGCGGCAACACGGGCGGCACGGGTAACATCGACGGAAGTGGCGGCAGCGGTCTCCGCGGCATAAGCGGCGGCATCGGCAGCGCGTGCGTTGTCTTCCGATGGATTTTCCAGCCATTTCTCAGCGGCCGCGATTGCCTCTTCCGGGCGTTTGTCCGCCGGATATTTATTTTTATAATTTTCAATGCATAATTTCGCCGCGTAAATGGCGATTTTTACGCATGTTTTTTTGTTCGGGTTGTTTCGCT